TTCTCCTAAAAATGAGAAAATAAGTTTTATGAGTATGTTTATAGCGTTTTTATTTATGGCAACGCCTTTTATATATATAGTGTTAAATTAAAGGAGACATTCTATGGTTAAAATAAAAGATATAATTTTAGAAAATCTTTCTATGATAGATATATTGACAAGATATAATATAAAAAATTCAAGAAATATGTTTTGTTGTCCTTTTCATAATGATAAAACTCCAAGTGCAAAAATATATGAAAAAACTTATTTTTGTTTTGCATGTGGAAAACGGAGGAGACTTAATACAATTTGTTCAAGACTATTTTAATCTAGGTTTCAAAGATGCATTAAAAAAAATAAACTATGATTTTAATTTAAATTTAAACTTCAATAGCTTTTCAAAAGTTGATTTCAAAAAGATAGAAGAACAAATAAAACTTGATAGATTAAAAAAAGAACAAAAAAAACAAGCATATAAAAACAAGATGTTAAACTTATGCGGTACTCTTAAAATTTTAGAAAAAATTAGAGAAGAAATAAAATCACAAATTAATCCATATAATTGGGAAGAAATTGAAGAGGTATGTGCTTTACTTTCAGAACAAATAGAGCTATTAGACTTAGAATTTGAAAAAATAAATGTAAAGAGATATTGACAAAACATATAATAAATGCTATAATAATTATTAATAATTGTTGCATTTTTTATAGATTAAGCATATAGCATTATGCATTAGAAAAGACGATAAGCTTTAGCCAAAAGTAATTATCGTCTTTTTAAATATTTATTTACTATTCTATTTATTGAATTGTTACTTAAAGCAACAAGCTCGCATAGTTCTTCATAGTCAAATATTTCTTGATTATCTTGATTTTTATGTCCATTTTCATATAACCAAACATGCATTAATTCATGTTTTAAAGTTAGTAACATTTGTTCTTCGTTTCCTTTTTCTATATATATTGTTCTATCTTCATAATGAGACCTTCCTACATAGCTCTCTTTTCCTATAATTTTATTAACGTTATATATAGTGTAAATATGATTATTAATCTCAAATTTACATATTTCTTCCATAAAAATCTCCTTAAATTACATTTGTTTATCTACTAATTGTTTTAAAGAATTGTAATTTTCTTTTTCTTTTTGAGCTATTCTTATAAGCATGTTTTTATCTTGTTGGCTATGTGCCATTTCTGCTATATCTTCTAACTTTCTATGTTGTTCTTTCATATCTTCCATAGTCATCTCTAATTCATCATAATAATCCTCTTCGCGATAATTTCTATAAATTCTGTAATTTCTATTATTTATTCTTCCACCACGTCTGTCATATCCTCTTCTATAATTATAATCATCTCTATAGTCTCTATAGTCTCTATAGTCATCTCTATAATCTCTTATATTTCCGTGTATATTTTCATCATAGTATCTATTATCATATCCACGATTATTATAATCTCTATTATCTCTCATATCATTCATTTCATTCATTTCTTTATTTCTCCTTTCATTAATTTGGTATAGTAGTAAAATATGTAAAAACTTTATCTTCTCTAGCATCTTCATCATTTATAAAGTCTGTTGTAAATCTAACGTACATTTCAATATTTTCATTAAAAATATCATAATAATCATTAAAGGCAGAATTTACAACTATATAAAAATCTATTGGATTTACATTGTTTAATCCATATTGTCTTTGCATTTCTTGTGTTTCTTCAATAGTCCATTTTTGTCCATAAGGTTTCATTTTTGAAACAACTTCTTCTGCTTTTTGTTTTGTAAAATTATTTCCATACGCAATTTTATATAATCTTAATTCATATTGTTTATATTTTTCTTCATCATATTCACATAATTCTTCTATAGCATCTTCAAGAATATCTGAGAGTGAGTGCATATCTTTTGGGCTTCCAGTATTTACTATTTGTTCTATCATTTCTTCTATATCCAATTTATTCTCCTCCTTTTAAAAGAGTTTTTATTTCTTCGTTTTGCTTAATTATTTTTTTAAGTAATTCATCTTGATGATTTAAATAATGCATTAAGTCAGTATTATTAAAATCTTTTATTAATATTTCATAACTAAGTAATTGTATTATATTTGCTAGAAAATTAAAATTATTTTGAAAATTATTCATTATTAACACCTACGCAAGGCGAGTTATATTAATTTCAGCATTTTTAATTATTGGAATTTGTGTATCTGTTATAACTGGAGTACCTCCACCACTATATGTTACAGTTGGTAATGAAGTTATAGCAAGATTTACAGTTCCTTTGCAACATACTCTTATTTTTTTATCAAAACTAATATTCTCAAAATCTCCAGCTGTAGTAATTACTGCATCCATTTCCGTACCAGGAACTTGTACTCCATCAGCTAAAAGTGCTAAAGCTACAGTTCCTGCTGTAGCAGAAGTTACATTTGCATTAAAAGTTATTTCATAAACTCCACCATCAAGTATACTAAATAAAGCACTTCCTTCATTATGATTAATGAATCCACAACAATTTGTAGCACTTCTTGTTCTTAAATCAACTGTTTCAAAAGGTACTGATGCTGTATTTGAAGTTAATGTTATTTCTCTTTCTTGTACTGCTTGAATTGTTCCATTCATAATAAAATCCTCCTTCTATAAAATAAAGAGATATAGACTTGCTATATCTCCTTTTAAAATTTTTAGCAAGTTCTCGTAATCGAGTTTGTCTTATCGACGTTTTGCTATTAAACTAATGTGTTTCCATATATGTTGCTACATCCACATCCACTATTGCATGTAAAAATTGGTGTTCTACCATAAACTGGAGTTGTAGGTACTGGACATGTATTTAAGCGATTATATAATTGGTCAACTTCATTACTAAATCCTTGTGCAATAAAAGCATTTTGTTCAATTTGAGATGCTTTTAAATCAGCCATTTGTAATTCTCTTTGTAAATCTGCAATTTTTTCGTTTTTAGAATCTATCTTATCTTGACATAATTGGTCTAATATTCTTTGTGTTGAAGCTGTTTGGTTAGATATAATATCTCTAATACCATTTGATAAAGCTTCTCTATCTGCACAATTTTCAGCCAAAATAGTAGATTTTAGATTAGCAATTCCTAAACGATTTTCAGCACTTGCATTGCATAAAGAATTATTAATATTATTAAATCCTTCTACATTACTTAATTGGTTGCTGAATGATTGTTGCATATTTGCAATTTGTCTTGAATTTGCAGCTGTTTCTGCATTTGCAAATCCTGCATTTACAGTTTGGTTCATATCTGCACAACAGTTACATAATTGAGTTGATAGGTTTTGTACCCCTGATGAAATTCCAGTTAATTGATTTGCTAATTGTAATGTATTAAATCCTTCGTTTGTGTTTTGCATAATTTCTTTTTGACCATTTGATAGCCAAGCGTAATCATTATTAAAACCACCACCGAAGCCTCCATTACCATTTCCCCATCCGCCAAACAATGCAAGAATGATAATTAGCCATAACCAACTGCTATCTCCACCAAAGCCGTTACCATTTCCAAATCCTCCCCCATAAGGGAATACTGGATAACCATAGCCAATATTTCTGTCTGTGTTACCTACTACAGCAGCAACATCAGCTGGACTCATACTATCGTTCATTTGGTATTCCTCCTTTCTTCAAAAAATATTTATAATAATTTTACATTATTATCTATTTCATATTTTGAATTTGTGAAAGTATATTATTAGGAGTTCCATATCTTTTAGCTTGTTCTAACAAAGATTGTTTTTGTTCTGGCGAAATCTCTCCTATTATTTGTTGTAATATTTCTTGAGGATTTCCGTTATTTTGCATTAGTTTTTGAACTAGCTGATGACCTTGTGGGTTTTTTCTTTGCAATTGGTTCATCATAGTCTGTATTAGCGGGTTCATTTGCATTAACTATCATCCCTTTCATATCTTCAATTTGCTTTTTTAACATATATATTTCTTTATCTTTTTCATCCATTTCAATTACTTCTTCAGTCTTAAAAGTTCTTATGTTTCCTGTAACATCTTTAACCCAAATAGTAGAAAAATCTTTTGTAGCGAATATCCCTGTTTTAATAACAAAAGTATTTTTTACTTCATCAATACTATTTGCATACTTGCTTTCTAATTCATTATTAGAAGGTGCAGATGCTAATTGAAAATTTTGAGTAATTGGTTGTTGCGGAACAACTTGTGCTGGTTGACTTTGTAATTGTTGTAATTGTGAATTTGCCTGATTAATAATATTTCGTAAACTTTGTTCATAATTATTTTGAGCATTTAATGCTGAACCATATCCATATAATGGCATTTAAAATCCCTCCTTCTTTTTAAATAAAAAAAATAGACTAAGAAATTTACTCTTAGCCTATTAAAATAAAAGATTGCTAATAGGCGAAACAATCTTCTATTTTGATTTAATTATAATAATTTTAAATTAAATTCTCTACAACGGATATAAAAAAAGATTAGATTTTTAACAATCTAATCTTATACTATATTCTATAAAATGTGAAATCACTTTTATCTCTTCTGAAATTCTTTGAGTTTCTATATCCATTAGTTTAGAAATATCAGAATAACTTTTAAATTCTCTAAATCTATATTCAAAAATAATATACTTTTGTTTATCGTGTTCTTTTAAATCTTGTTCATATTTTAAAAGTTTTTCATTATTAGGGTTAAACTTTACCCAATCAAAAACTTCTTTATTTAATTTGTTGCCACCCCACATAAATGTATCATCTATATTACCACGTCCAGTTGGTATCAATGCTTCAAAGATTGTCAATAATAATGCTAATAAAAAATCTGCTTTTGCAACTACAAACAATGACAAGAAAAATAAACTAGTCATTACTAAACATCTTCTCCAATCTTTATAGTGCATTGCTTGCTTTAGGACCATTCTTGTTATTGCAAATAATAATACCAATATTATCATTTTGTCAAATGTTAGCCCCAATAGCCCGCCTATTGAAATAACTATTAGGAGCTCTGTTACGTTAAAGATAATACTGGATAAATATATCAAATATTTCTTCATTTGATTTACTCTCCTTCTTTAGCGTCAAAAAAGAATAAATAAGAACCGAATGGCATATTTAACACCTCATTTCTTGAATAAATTTTATTATATTCATAATGATAATATTCAAAAAGAATATTACACTATTCAATAATATCAAACTTATATTTCTTAATGTGATGCTTTTTATTGGTCTTCTTTCTTTATCATTTCTATTCCATAAATTGCAATATTTTTTATAATAAAAATTAAATTTTTGTCTAAATACAAAAGGAGCAAACATCAGTAATCTTTGTATTATATAAATAAAAACATAATTAGATAAATCATTTTTAGTAAAATTTATTAATACAAAAGACAATATTGATAACCATAAACATGGTAATACTATTATAAAAACGTCTATTAATTGTATTTTATTTTTATATAAAAACTTTAGTATTGCATAAAATGTAAATAGGTGTAAAACGTAAAATATAAAATTATACTGTTGTATTAACATACATAAAAAGTATGCAATTCCTATAAGCAAAAATAATTTTATTTTCTTTTCTTTTAAGTTCTTTGTATATATTAAGAATAATGTAAAATATAAAACTTCAGGTAATAAACCTAATAATATACTTAATAAATAATACATTTCAAAGCCCCTTATCTTTTTTTTATTAAATAAATTATATCATATTAAATCATTATAAGTCAACATTTTTTAATAGAAATAAAGAGCTAGACTGAAAAAATCAATCTAGCTTTTCTTGTTGAAGTAAGTGCTACGGACACAAACTCCACAAACGAACACTAATAAAATTATACTATATCTTAGTACAATATGCAAGTGAAATTATCTAACTCCACCTAACCATCTGCAAAATCCTATTTTGTAGTTGTTTCTCCCATCAACTTTATATCTTACCATTGCTCTGTTTTCAAATATTCCAAAACAATCGCAAGCTTCTCTTGGGTTTAAACTACCTATTCTATTAGTACATGCTGTATCACTATATACTACTTCTGTTGTACTTCCATTTTGATATGTTTTCATTTCCACATCACTCCCATCGTTTTTTACATTGTTATTAACTGGTGTAGTTCCTCCTAAATATGAACTAACCATATTTAAGAACCTTTGCCATCCCATATCTAGCGTTCTATGTGGACAGTATTTACCACTCCAATCTTGATGCTTTCTTACTCTATCTATTCCCCAGCCATATTGCTTTAATAAATACGCTGTATATTCTGCTGCCAATTTTTCTGCTTGTTCAAATCTTTCTCCACCAGATTTGCTGTAACATATTTCTATTCCAATAGATTTCATATTTCCTTTTCCACGTCCATCACCTGCGTGCCATCCGTTTCTGTTGAAAGGAAGTCCTGTTACTACTCTTTCATTATCAACTGCTGCGTGAAAAGAAGTTTTTAAATTATTACCTATCATATAAGATATTTCGCTCATTGCTGATGCATCATTATATGTATTATGTATTGTTATATACTCTGGTGTCATTTCATAAGGACATTTTATTGAATATTTACTCGTAGGACATATTACATTAGTTATCTGCATTTATATCTCCTCCTTCATATTCAATATCTAAACTATTTTCTGCTATGTTTTTTTTATATAACTGTTCATCAAATTCTACATTTTCTATTACTATATTATCTTCCATAGCTATTCCCCTTTCGTTATTTTTTTTAAGTCTGATATTCCTCCTGCACTCATACAAGCAAATATACAAGTAATAACTGTTTCTAATGTTCCTAATCCTTCTACTTTAAAAGTAATACAGATTATACTTGATATAATTGCTATAGTTAAATTTTGTAATGGTATGTATTTATTAGGTATTTTGGATACCTTTGTTATTTCGCCTGCAATTAATGTTACAGCCATTACCACTAAAGCTATTGATATTTCCATCGAAATCCCTCCCTTTAACTTAATTTGTTTTCTAAATCATCTATTCTATGATTAGCAACTTTTATTTGTTCTTCAATTACAGGTATTCTTTGAGCAAAATTATTATGTTCTCTAACTTCTCTTGTTAATTCATCTATCTTTGTGTCTGTTACTGCTTGTTTTTTATCTAGTTGATGTTCCATCTTTTTATTTCCACCAATTACTGCGAGTATAACTCCTAATAGGGATAATCCGCCTGTAATTATACTTCCTATTATTGTTTCCATTATTTCCTCCTTAATATCCAGTAGTCCAACCAGCGTCTAAAAAGTCTTGATAGTTTGATAATCCTTGACAAATGGTAGCTTTTTTTGATGATAAACCTATCCATTTTAATGTTTTTGTTCCTGTATATGTTGTTGCTCCTATACACATTGCTAATATATTATTTAAACTATCATTTGATAAAGAAGAACAGCCAGAAAACATACTGTTCATATTAGTTACATTACCTGTATTTAATTGTGGTATCGTTTCTAATTTACTATCATTTGAAAACATACTGCTCATATTAGTTACATTACTTGTATCTAATTGTGGTATTTCTACCAAACTTGTGCAACTCATAAACATAGAATACATTCTAGTAACTTTGCTTGTATTTAATTGTGGTATCGTTTCTAAATTCGTACAATTACCAAACATATTACCCATATCAGTAACATTACTAGTGTCAATTTGAGGAATATTTTTTATTGTATTACATTGATTAAATAAGGAATCCATATTAGTAACATTACTAGTGTTTAATTCTGGAATTGTTATTAAGTTATGACAATTAGAAAACATATAATCCATTATATCAACTTCACTTGAATCTAAATTAATAAATTTAATATTTTTTAAACTATTACATTGGTTAAACATATATCTCATTTTTGTTGGTTTTATTTCAAATATTATTGTAACATCTTCTAAAGAATGAAAATTATTAAATAAATAATTACAACCAACTTCTGTTATTTTTACTGGTTTTATATTTTTTATTTGTTCTGCAATATAACCCCCATTAGAATTATAATTAGTTGTATAACTGTTTTTTACTTCTATTGGTGTATTATCTACTTCTAACGTACCAGTAATTTTTTCTCCATCAACATAAGCTGTTTTGTCTTTTAATATATCGCTAGCTGTTGCTGTAGCATCTGAGGTATCTATTCCTCCGCCTTTATTTATAAATTGAATGCTCATATTATTCAACTCCTTTTACAATAATTTGTACTGTTGTATCTGCTTCTGTTGATACTAATGATATATTTGTTACATCTTTATTAATTACTAATGTTGTTGCTATGTTATTTCCAATTACATAATTTGATGTTCCAATTGTTAATGTTATATTTGCACTTTCACTATAATTTGCTATGTCTATTGATGTTACTTTTTTATTTATAGAAATGCTTGTTGCTGTTGTTCCTACTTTTTGCATACTCGCATTTAATGTTGTCTCTGATGAAGTTGCACTTCCATCTGTTACAACTACCTCTAAATTTCCATTTTCATTTGTTTTTATTTCTTGATATCTACCATTTTTGCCTACTCCTACCATCATATTTTTATTCCTCCTTTATTTAATAGTTATATCCTACCACTTTATAAATTCTTATAAATCCTTGATAATCGACATGATAATCAGATATACCATTTCCATTTATAATAAACTGTCCAAAGTGTCCCCAATTAATCTGATTTTCGGCAACTGTTATTTCTACTGTGTGTTTATATTGATTCGTTGAACCTTGACGCGTTGTTTCTAATGTAGCTTTTTTTCCTACTGCATCAAATAATTCTGCTGTGTTCCAAACTTGATTACTGTCATCATCATTTTTATAATATATTTTTATTCTGTTATAATTACTTGCTGTATCTGTTAATGGTATAGGAGTTTTTTGATTTAACCCTGTTTCACTTTCATATAATACTGTTCCTTCTAATAACTCTTTTAATACTTTACCTTGATTTGCAGATAAAGCATCAGTTGAACTGCTGCTTGTCAAATTATCTACTACTGTTGCTATTACTCCTGCACTTTGTTGTGCTTTTATAATATAATTTGTTACTATGTATGGCTGTAAAATATTATGTGGTTCTCCACCGCCTACATCTGAAGAAGCTGCATATTTATAAGCTTCTCCTGAAGTCCCTCTAGATACAACTGTATACGGTTGAACAATAGTAGTTAAATGTTGAACAATTCCATCAGTATTAGAACCGCCATTATGGTTATGGGATGGCATTTCTTCAATTGTTAATGTATGCTCTTTTTCTCCTCCTGTTTCTGCTAATGTATCAAAATCCTCATCATTACTATCTAGTCCAACAGGAATTTTTCCTTGTAAATCTGGCAATTTAAATGTTGTAAAGCCATCTCCTTGACCAAAAGTTGTTCCTATTACATCAAATAATTGATAATAATCTGTTCTACTTACTTCTTGACCATTACATAGCAACCAATTATCAGGAATTATATCACTACCAAAAGGCAATATTGCACCAACTGGCAATGTATCTCCAGAAACAGCTCCTTGAATATCTTGTTTTATATATCGTTGTAATAAATTTAAATTAGTGTCATTAACAGCTGGTTGCGTAAGATTATTAAATTCTATATATTCTCCTGCCATTATTTTCCTCCTTTCAATTCTTTTATTTCTTTTTCTAATTTTTCTATCTGTTCTTGTTGCTCTTGGATTGCTTTACAACACACAGATACAAATGAATATAAATCAACTCCATCATTTTCTTTTGATGTAATTTCTTTAGAATATTTATAACTATCTCCTATTACAAATCCTATATGCTTTTTGTCATTATTTAATTCCGATTTAAAATGATATTTATATATATCAATATTGTTTATTATATCTAATCCACTTTTAAATTTCTCAAAGTTCTTCTTATTTTCTTGTAATGATGTTGGATTAAAAGACTTTGCATACACATCTCCACCAAAAGATGCATAACTAGCAGATATTGAAGTCTGATTTCCTCCTTGTTGTAATAAGATTGCTCCATCTTGATAACTTCCTTTACCAGAATTGCTTTCCACAATTAATGAATCTGATGTAACTTTAGTAGTAACTCCTGTTGCGTTATTAAATATTCTAAAACTATAATCACTTGATGAAGAATCTAATACAACACTTCCCCCTGTTATTTTAGCACTACCACAAGTCATATTTCCATTTTCATCAACTTTAAAATTAGGTGTTGTTATTGTACTTCCGCTTTTAATATCACCTTTAAAATCGCCATTATTACAAGTCATATTTCCATCTTTGTCTACACTAAAGTTTGTACTAGTTATTGTTGTATTATCTCCTGTTAAATTTATTTCTTTTCCGTGCAAGAGAAATCTTATTAGCTTCAATTTGTATTTGTTCAGCAGATTGATTGATTTTTGAAATAACTTCATTTTCATCTACCTTCTTTCTCACCTCTAAATTTATTTTTTCAGCTGTTTGAGAAATAGAACTATTCATTTCTACTCTTGTTGCAAATATATCAGTATATGTACTTTTTGTCGCATATTTTATTTCTATAGGTGCAGTATAATTTACTATTTCAAATGTGTTATCTCCTTCTACTAATGTAAAAGTCAATCTTCCTAGTTCTATTGTTTCTGGTACAGACTTTGTAGTTCCATCTTGATTTACTCTCCTTATTAAGTTAACTGTACCTTCGCTGTTTATGAAAAATTCATCTCTTGCTTCTAAATTAGCTCTTAATACTTCTTCTATTCCTAATTCAATAGTTTTATCTTCTTTATCATTATAGAATCTAATTCTACTATCTCCATAAGGATATAAGTCATCAGCAGGGAATAAATCATCAGCAGGATATAGATAATCAAATACAGTATTATTACCATAAATATGTATTTCTAATGGCAATTCATTTGGGTATGCATCGGATATAGTTACTGTTTTTAATCCAGTTGCGACTTTAGTTAAGTCTTCTAAATCTTCTACTTTGCTTTCAATTCCATCAATGTCTTGAGTTATTGTTGTTGTTTTTTGACTTCTATCTCCTATTTCACTTGCTATACTTTGTATTCTTTTGTTAGCTCTATCCACACTTATTTCAGTTCTATTAGTAGCACTAACTGGTGTATTCATATTTTCATAAGTTTGTTGATTATCACTTATACCTTCTGTTGTGATAGTATCACTTATAATTCCATTGTATTTTATAGTATGTGAAAACACTCTTGTTGTTATAGAATTTTTATTTTCATCTTGTATTTCAATGCTATCAGTACAATCTAAATATATTGCTCCTGTTAAATCTAATTGTGTTACTGGCATATAAGTAAACCCAAATAAATTCTCTCCTGCTTGTATTAATTCTTTTCTTTTTTCTAAAGTATATCCAAAGTAATTATCATTTATTATAAGTTCTTTCACATTTTCAGGGTCTACTTCTGGAACACTTATTTCTTGCCCTTGAATATCACTATCACCATAAGTTACTTTGTTTATAGGTCCATAATATTCATTTGCTTTCTTATAACCATCCATTTTATAATCATCTATTGTGAATGTATCAGCAATATTTTCAGTAATATCAAAATCTAAATATAACTTATTGTCTTGACCTATTCTAGCCCAACTAAAAGCACATTTTGCAATATGTTTTAATATTTCTCTTAATTGTTTTCC